CCTTGCTTTTGACGAAGAGGTCAATGCAAGCAAATCAAAAATTATTACAGCATTAAATCAAGCGGCTCAAGAAGCAAGTCAAGGTTTTCTTGATGCATTTAGCAAAGAAAATTCTCGTGTCCGTAAAGCTGCAGGTGAATACGGACAAGTATTGCTTGCGGGATTGAAAAAAACCTTAAAAATTAGCTCTCCTTCCAAGGAGATGTTTGACATTGGCGATGATGCGGGAAAGGGATTTGAACTTGGCTTGCTAAAAGCATTAGACATTGCAGAGCAATCTGCTAGTCGCAAAATGCGACGAATGCTGGACCGCTTAGCTCGCATGGCCCTGATGATGGGCGGAATGAGCACAACGGATATTAACCGGCAAGCTGGGCAAACCAGAGGAGCCGGCCTGCCTGGTCCCTCATGGGCTGCTACTGTTCCACCTTCACAAGGTGGTGGCTATGGCGGTGGTCGCATGTTGCCACCTGGTCCTACATTTCCTGCGTTAGGAGGTACTGCATTTGGTGCTCAAAAATATCTTCCCACAGCGTTAAGCGATGAACTTAAAAAGATTTTACGTGGCGCTGCATATGCTTTTGTTGACTCACTGAAGCAACAAACAAGAGGAGTGAAAATAGGTCTTGGCGCCACTCAACAACCTTTGCTGACAGGCGGAAGAATTGCTGGATTGCTGCCTGCTGGCGTAGGTAGACAACCCAGCGTTTACAGTACTGGCAAAATTGGCGTCGAAACACAATCTCAATTATTTGCTCGTCGCGAAAGAGAAGCCCGCATGCGATCTGCGTTGCGCGAAGTGGATGTTTTGGGAGCAACAAATAGAGGGGCGCAGCCATATAACTATGCTTATAGAAGTGCTCGTCCGTTAAGCGCTATTGTTCCATATGCTGCCGGTGGCGCTTTGGTGCCTGGTGGCGGCGGAGGCGGAAATCAAGGCGAAGGCGGCGGCGGTGGAAATGTGCCGCCTGGTGGTGGCTTTCGCAATGCGATGGGCTTTGGACCGGATCCAAGCAAGATTAATTTAGATATTTTTCAAAAAGCTCGTTTGCCGTTGGCAGGCGCGATAGGAGAAGTTGCTAGTGAATTTGCAAATGCGACAAAGCAAGTGCTCCTGTTCGGCACTGCCTATAAAGGTCTAGCTTTCTTCATGGATTTGCCAAACCAGGCATTCCAAGCAACAAAAGCTTTAGCTACATACAAGAACCAATTACAAGCAGTCACTTCTGCATCGGGCACTTTTGAACAATCTTTCGCTTTTGTTGACACACTGGCCACAAGGTTCAACGTGCCCTTAGATAGTGCGCGTCAAGGTTTTGTTAAGCTTTACGCTTCAATGCAACCTGCGGGGTTTGACCAGGGGCAGATTGAAGGACTCTTCACTGGAATTGCCAAGGCAGCAGCAGCTTTTGGTTTGAGTTCGGACAAAGTAGATCGCGTCAACTATGCCTTTGCTCAAATGGCAAGCAAGGGCCAGATTATGAGCGAAGAACTCAAGGGGCAGTTGGGAGACGTGCTGCCTGGAGCGCTGGGGCTTTTTGCTGAAGCTGCTCAAATGAGCATTCCCGAATTCAGCAAGGCAATGGAAGACGGCGCCTTCAAAGGGAAGGCAATGGAGCAAGTGTTAGGAAACGTTGCTATTTTGCTGAATGAAAAATTCAGCGCTGCTGCCACGGGAGCTGCTAATACCTTGCAAGGTGCTGTAAATCAAATTCAAAATAATTTGAAATTAATGTATGAAAGCATGGGGCCAATTGTTGATCAATTTGCTTCTGCTTTTGGTCCTCAAGTGAATAGCCTTTTGGCCGACGTTACGTCTGCCATGAAAGCTTTAACGGCAACCATTTATCCTGGTTCTGACGTTATTGCCACAATGACGCCTAGGGCGGCAAGTCTTTTCGTCACCTTAAGAGAGCTTGGCGAATCCGCTCAAGCTGCAGGTAAAAACATATCTTCCTTCGCATCTTCATTGCAAATTTTTGTGGCACCATTGATTGCGGCAACAAGAGCTGCTCTTGACTTTATTTCCCTTCCTTTTGTTGCAAGAGTTGGCTTGTATGCTGCGATCTTGGCATCGCTAAATGGCGCGTTTCAGTTATTAGCACGCACTGGAATTATCCAGGCAACCATCGCAATGGTTCAATTTGCTGCAAGTTTTAATATTGCACAAATTGGCGTTTACATAGCTGGCATTAGAACTGTTATCGCCGTGCTTGCGAGCATGATTACCACTGCAAACCTGGCGCGGCTTGCAATTATGGCGCTCAAGGTTTCTCTGGTAACCCTTGGAGTGGGAGTCGTCCTGACTGCCCTGGATGCGGTTGCTCAAAGGCTTTTGAATATTGATAATGCGGCAAAGTCAGGCAAGCAAAGCGTCAAGGAGTTTGCTCAAGAGCTAGACAGAATTGCAGCAAGTGGCGACATTGAAAGTGCCACTCGTCAGTATTTAGACGCAAATACTAAACTGGCTCAAGCAAGAGCCGCGAACCAAAAAGCATTAAGAGACCTGTCCTTGGCCAGAGTTCTGCCCGCCGATGAGGGTGGCGGAATGCAGGACGTATTGCAAGCAGAAAAAACAGCTTCTAATACCTATGCACAAGTATTGGCCGCAAGGCGCGAGGTTGAGCAGGCGCGGAGAGCAAGAGCATTGGCTGTTCAGCAACAACAACAGCGAAGCCAGACAACACGACAACAGTTGCAAACAGTTGATCTCAGTGCTCAAGAAGAAGGAGCTGGTGGCAAGAAGCTGCAGCCCTACGATCAGAGTCGGCTGGAAAATATTGAAAAAGTTGTTGAAAAACACAAGCAATATTTAGATGGATTGCTACTGGAAGAGCAAATTAGTCGCACAAGGTATGACATTGAAATTGCGAATTTAAATGCATTAAAAGAGGAAGCTTTTGCAGCAGAGCAACTTCGTCTCAACAAGTTGCAGATAGATCGCGACAATATGAGCGCTGCAGATAAGAACTTGCGTAGATATGACTTAGAGCGAAATTATGAAATTGAATTGACAAATATAGCTGATAGGAGAAATTATGCTTTAAAAAAAGCAACAGAAGATATTCGCGGCCCCTTCAAAGATGCAATACGTGATGCAAACATTGAAATTGAAAAGTCCACAACTGAAATTGAAAACTTACGGCGCGGCTATGCTGGTCTAACGCCAGAGCAGCAGGCTAATTACCGCATAGAAGAATTAACCAAAAATTTAAAAGCGGATCAATATCGAATCATTAAGGATGAAATTGAAGCAGCGCGAGAAAGGCTTAGGGTGCAAGCGGAAACAAATCAGTTGCTAGAGCAAGAAAGAAACCTGTCTCAAACACGTGCTCAAATTGGCACTGCTGGCCAGGGACTTATGGCTGGTTTTTATGGAAGTGCAGCGCAAACATTTGAAAATGCGCTTATGCAATCCAATGGAGACCGAGGATACGCCACGCAAATGGCTGAGTTAGAAACGCAATCCATGCGTCTTCAGACAGTCTTTGGTGGCATTCAAAACGCCATTGGCGGCATTGGTGATGCTTTTGGCACATTAATGACTGAAGGCATTGCTTCGATGATTGAAGGCACGGCAACGGCCCAAGAAGTGTTTAGTGGCTTCTTAAACGCCATTGGGCAGGCATTACAGCAAGCAGCAGCGCAAATGATTGCCACTTACATCGCCATTGGCATTGCCCGTATCTTTGCTGGTATGGGAGGCGGCGGCGGCGGACTTGAAGCCAGAAATGCTTCTGGCAATGCGGCATTTATGGACAGAGTGGGCAAGCTGGACTTGGCCGGGAGTTCCTACGCAAATGGCGGAATAGCGGTTGGTGGCTTTAAAGCGTTTGCTAATGGTGGCGTGGTTCAAGGCCCTACTCTTGGTCTGGTGGGCGAGGGCAAGTACAACGAAGCTATTGTGCCGCTGCCTGATGGTCGCTCCATCCCTGTGCAAATGCAAGGCGATAGCATCCGCGACAAGATGGGAGGCAGCTCCAACGGAGGCGCCATGGCTTCTCCAGTGTTGTCCATGAACTTTGAGACTACCACTATCAACAATGTGGAATATGTCAGTAGGGATCAATTAGAGCAGGCTATGATGGAAACACGTAAGCTTGCCGTTCGTGACGGAGCACGGCAAGGAGCCAATTTGGCCATTGATAAGCTTCAGCAAAGTCCCACCACTCGTCGGAGGATTGGCATTTAATTATCATGGCTAATTTCCCTTCAATCAAGCCTACGAGCCGCAGTTTTACGTTGGGTGAATATCCCACAAAGATTTATCGTTCACTGTCTGGCAAGACGGTTCGTCGTAGCTTTGGTAATCGGCCATTTGGCGCCACATTGGAACTGACGTTTGAAAACGTTGACGAAACTGTTTTGTCTCTGATTTATGCTCATTACCATGGGCAACGCGGCAATACTGAAGGCTTTTTTCTTTCCAACGAAACACTTGCTGGCCTTGATAGTTCTTCTAATACGTTTGCCCAGTTAAAAGCCGGCGATCCTTATATTATTTTGCAACAAGCTGGCATTGGAAGCGGAAGTCCTACAACTATGCTTTGGTTTTACGAAAGTGCCCCTGAAGTGGAAAGCACTTACAGAAATCTAAGCACCATCAGCTTAAAGCTTGTTTCTGAGTTTGCACAATGAGCACATTAAGAATTGTTCAATATTTTGATTTGTTGGCAATGACTGAAAGCGCTCTTACGGCGCAAAGTCTTGCTGGGCTAAACCAAACTGATACGATTACTCTGGGAGATTCGCCAAACACTGTTTACCATCGTTATCAAAATTTCTTTGTCAACGAAACAAAAATCTTTGAAGGGCAGCAATATGCGTTTGCGCCTTTCAGAGCGGAAGGCACTGTGAGCAATCTTGGTGGCGATAATACTCTGTTGCAAGTGCTATTTCCCAATGTGGAAGTGGCAGTAAGGCTGGTTGAGCAGGGCAATGGGAATAGGCTTAGTCGTCTGGTGCTGACCACGCAATGGCTTAATGCCAATTTTTCTCCTGTCAAGACATACCAAGAAAGATATGTGGGCATTGGAGCCGCATTCTCCGATACCACCATTGAACTTCGTTTTAGAAGCGCTATGGACAGCGTGGGCACTCAGTTTCCGGCAAGACAACTGAATAGGAATCTTGTAGGCTTATTGCCGTTAAGCGCTAATGTTTCTTTGCAATGATTGACTACAGCGATTTAATTGGTCTTAAGCATAAATACGCAGCCCGTCCCAGCGAGGGCGAGGGTTTTACTGACTGCTGGCTTTTGTGCATGGAAGTGAGGAAGCGCTTAGGGCTTAAACATTTAGAAGAAGCATGGCCTTTCGTCTATAGAGACTACGCAGAAGAAGAGCTGACCATTCGCAGAATTCTTAGATGGCTTTTAACGCTGGGTGAAAAAATTACTGATCCTCGTCCAGGCGCCATGTTTTATTTGCCAGGAGCAAAATCGTTGTTGGCAATGGCTGTCGTTGCTGATGATGGTAATTGTTTGTTTTTATCGCCAAGTAAGATGGTAGTAGCAGCGCCTGTTTCATTGGTGCGGCCAAAATATTATTTTTGGGCAGATTAATGAGCGATCCGCAGCGCCGTCTTCTTCCTTATGAGCATCAATTAATTGAAGCTCTTGGCATTACAAAAGAACAATATTTAGACTTTGTTGCTCAACAGCAAATCTATAGTGATCCGAAAGAAGGCACTGTTTTAGACGCTAGGAACTGGGAAGTCGTCGCAATTGTCTTGGCGGTGGTTGGCATCATCTTTCAAGTGGTGTCGGCCTTAATTGCTCCCCAACCACAAGCACAGGCTCCTCGTATTAGCGGCCAGCAAGGGGGCGGTGGCGTAGCGTCTTCTCGTGATGAAATATTTGCTCCGCGTTTTGGCTTCAACACTCAGCAGCAGCTTGCTGCCTATGGCGATCCTATCAACCTCGTCTATACCAACACCGACACCAATCCATCAGGAGGTGTTCGCGTAGCCACTTCATTAATTTGGTCGGCAATTTTAAGCTACGGCAATAGTCAGCTTGTTCGACTTATGTTTGTCCTATGCGCTGGCGGCATTGGTCGCATTGATGAAGAAAAAAGCGCTTTCGGCCAAACTGCCTTGCGTGATTTAGTTGCACAAAATTATTGGTTATATTTTGCGCCAAATTACACTGGATTTCTACAAAATAGTCACGTGAGGCCAGCGTTGAATGGTCTCACCGTCTCTGATCCAACCACCCTTGGATCATCTAATGCCAACCCTTATTTAGTAAGGTCTTCTTCAAATGGCACTTCAGAAGGTTTTAGTCATTGCTATTCTCCTTCCACGGCTAATGTTTTTGGCATTTATGGTGCAGTGCCTATTAATGTGCAAATTCGCATTAGAAATGCTGCGGGCAATTTTGAAGATGCCGTTAATGGTT